GAAAAACTATCCGAGCATTCGCAAAAAATTATGGGGAAATCAACTTTGGTCACCGTCTTACTTTGCTGGTAGTTGTGGTGGTGCACCAATATCGATTATTCGCCAATATATTGAGCAACAACAAACACCTGATTAGTTAGAAATTTGAAACGGCTTTGCCGTTTATACCTTATATCCACGCCCTAAAGGACGTGGTTTTACGGCACGATTAGATAAATTAGTCTGTGCCATCCATCCCCACTAGTTCTAGATACTTTAGTTGCTTGCACAATAGATAAATCTACAGGCAGATCAAGTTTTTTAGATAATACTGTTGCCACAGCGACAGGGATCATGTTTCTACCAACAGCTTCTTCAGCATGGACAGGTACAAGAATAGCATCTCGTCCATTAATAATACTCCTTAGTTTTTCCACTGCATCATCACTAACTAAGTCCTTAGCTAATTGGTACGCATCTGCGACATTTCCTTTTTTTGCATTTTGATAAAGGGGATGAGAAGTAGCATCTCCTAATTTTCTGTCGATAACAGTATCAGGGAAATCATCTTGCCAATCACTACGCATTTGTACTTTTTCCAAGTTATATGACTGGGTTTGATTTTTGCTTGTTTTTATTGTTTCGTCAAGCACAGGTATCGCTACACACCGACAGTTGATATCATGCCCAGGGTGTCCAGTTGATGGCGGATCATCATAACTAAAAATCTTACCGTCATTCTCAGCGTGACTATCTCTCACACGTTCATCACCCGAAGTACTCCAACGGTATTTTTTTATACCTAACTCTTCGTGACGTGCTTGTGTGAGTGCGGCGTTAATTTTAGAACTCTGGTCACGAGCAATAAACTTAGCTCGATTTTCAGTAACTCCACCTAAATCTCGAATTTCTTTCGCAAGATCACGATTTAACTTACCCGAGATTGCCCCTTGCGTGATAATTGTCTGAACTTTATCGAAGTACTGTTGTTCTATAGATTTTATCAACTGTACATTTGCAGTCGTCATTACTGACATCTTATTAAGCACAGCAGTGTTTTGATTTAAAAACGCCTGTAAATCAATCCCTGTTTGTCGCTTTAAGTTCTCACCTACTTCACGTTGATTCTGAACGTTACCACGCGATACAAATTCATTGGCTAGGCTTTCAATCTCATTACTGCGATCTTTTTCAGAAAGTTTTTTAATTACCGAAAGCAACTGCTCTGTATTAAATACATCAAAGTCGCTATCCATAAAAAAAGGGCTTTGCTTATTCTGCAACGCCCTTTCTATTTGCTCTCTTAACCATTTAACACGAGAGACTAACTGCCGACTATACCACAATTCAGTTTGCCGACTTTGTTTTATCGGCTTAAACCTCACCATCTTCGGTTTCTTCTGCCCCTTCATCACTTCGGGTAAATTCATCATCATGAGTAGGAGTCTCCAGTTGGGCGATATCCTCTGCTGAAATTGAGGCAAATAAACCGCTTTCCTTTAACTCATTTGCCACTTGAATCTCACTTAATACACCATTCTGCATCAGGATATTTGTAGCAGCGGAAAATGTATTAAGCATATTCACTTTCTGCTCTTGTTTGACTTCATTTAGTGAAATAAACTCAAACCACCAATCCTGCGGGTAAAACCCTACAGCCATTGTTGAGATAATTGGATCTAGTTTCTCAAATACAGGTCTTAATCTGCTTTCTTGTAGTCCATGAATAGATTCATGATAGTTTTGAATATCTTCATCACCACTAGCAAGCCCAGAAACAGACTGCCCAAACAGAATAGTAACAGGCATTTCTGCTGCCCCTGCTACTGCATTACGAAACTCAATTAATAAATCTCGTAAGCCAGCAAATGTCAGTTCTTTTTGCTCGTACTCATTCTCTTTGTCAATAAGAAGTGTGTTTGTTGATGACTTAATGAGTTGAATAGAAGTCATTGCTTTTGCAATATCACTTTCAAACCCAGCCGCAAGTTTATTGGTTAAACCATCCATTTTAAAAACATCAACTTTACTTTCTTGGACTAAATCACCTGTATTTGTACTTAGTGCATCATATCGTTTCAATACATCATAAACCTGCTCAATATCAGAAAGCCCCCAAAATTTGTTATGCTGATCTTCTAAAGGGCGCTCAACCGCATTAATGAATAGTAATCTTGAGTAATGAACATCAATTCTGCCATTTACTGTATAAATATCGTACTTGCCAAAATTATCATCAAAAACATTTTCGTTTCTCTCGCCCTTAGGCTGCACTTTGCTTTGTTCAAGAATAATAAGTTTCTCAATGCTCTGCCCAAGTTTAAGAGGATGTGTCGTGTTTTTCTCTGTTAACACAAGAATAGCAACACCACCATAGAGACTAGCCCATACACAAGCCTTTTCTAATGTCTCTTTTAATTTAATCTTGCGTTCAATGCTTTCAATTTTCTCCAAGTGTTCTGCATCTAAATCATTCGAAAAAATATCACGCCATTTTCTTGTCATATCTCGTGCTTTTTTATTACAGATTTTCTGAACGATCCAATTTTGCTTCCAAAGCGTATCTAACTGCACTTTGTCATCTGTTAAGCAGGTGCCGCTAGTATATTTTAATTGTTCCTGTCGTTTGCCTAAATTGGTCGCCAGCGAGGTTAACCCATCGTTAAGTTGAAGTTGTGTCATAGAACATCCCAAAGTTGTTTCGTTTGCAGTGGGGCATAGCACATCACTAAAGCGTCTGCTTTATTCGGTGAGGGAATGCCTCGTTTTTTCATCTCTTTTTTGCCTTCCACTTTCACTCGCCCATTCTTGTCATAATCTACTTGAGGGCGTGATAGCTCCGCTTTGAGATAATCCAAGTCAACAATCGCACTGCTTAGGCTAATTAATTCCTCTTGTGGATAAATATCACCGCACTTTATCGCTCGGTAAGTCTTATAAAACCGATCACGCAATGCCCACCACGCCTGTGCTTTCACATTGGCAAACATATCTTTATTCTTTTTACCGTTGGCATACTCGCTCTCTTTGCGTAGCACTTCTCCGCCAGCGTTAAAGCCTGTAATCGAAAAGCGTTTATTGATGCGGTTAAAATGGGCTTTCACCCCAGCCCCCACGCCAATGCTGTCAAAAATCACTTCATCCGCCTGTTTATCAATAGCGTAGTGATACGACTTATCGGCGGAATAAATCACATCCACGCCTTTCCACTCTTGCACATCCAACACGACAGAGCCGTGAGCAAAACAGACCGCATTAGCATCCGCCCCCTCATCTGCCACGTCAAAGCCCACCACTTTTCGCCCAAGCGGTTCGAATTTCAGTTTTAAATGGGCATCTACTGCGGCGTCAATCCAAATCGGTTTGATAATGGCTAACTCACTGTCGGCAACAGGTTCACCTTCCCAAATATGCCGATAAAGCTCAAAATCACGCTGTTTACAATCTTCCATTTCAAGACGTAACGTTTCGGGAAGGTAAGGGTTATCTGAATAATTTACTTTAAGCAGAGAAATATTAGATGGCGGATTAACAACAAATCGCTGATAAGTATCATCTAGAATATTTTTCGGGTTAAAAGAGACCCAAATTTCTGAATATTCTTTCCTGATTGTCGGGATCAAAATATCCCAACTCTCTTTAGAAACGTTTTCCGCCTCTTCAACCCAGCAAATATCGACACCCTCAAGGGATTTAATTTTGGTGGGGTTGTTTTTAATGCCATAGAATAAAAAACTTGCCCCCGTCTCCTTGTTAGTAATGCGATTTTTTTGTACATCAAATTCTTTTTGATAGCCGTGTCGCTCTATCGTATCAGCTAAAAGCTGAATAACACTATCACTAATGGAGTTTTGCAGCTCCCTAGCACAAAGCACACGACTATCAGAACGCCTTGCAATTTCAATCAACAGCCGAGCAATCGTCCACGACTTCGCCGAACCACGCCCACCATAAGCGACTTTATAGCGATATGGCTCAATAAACGGCTTAAAAATTGGAATAATGTTATTCATTGGCGAACAGTTCTTTTAATGTTGGCAATAAACGCATTGAACCATCGGAAGAAGTGTGATTGATAACTTGCTTATCTAAACCTAAAATCTTTGCTTTACCCATTGTTGCCGAAACCATTGCGACCGCATTATTCTTTTTCTTTCCAACTTGGCGAGCTTCTTCAAGTTCAGATAGTAGGTCATCTACTGTTAAATTATGCCGATGCTGATGTTTGGCTCGAAGTCTATCGATCGTTAGTGTAATGTTAGTATTATCGTTAAGTAATTTGCTCGCATTGACCTTAATACTCTCATCACTCATCTTCGAACAGTCATACGCCTGTCGATATGCTTCACTTGCGTTACCAAGCTCAATATAGAGCTGGCAGAATTTTTCTTGTTTAGGTGTTAAACCACGCCCTTTTGACGTGGATTTAACCTCGTCTTTTTTTGGCATAGGTAAATCCTTTTTTAAACACTTGTTTTGTGTGTATATGTGTGTATAATAATACTTGATTAAGACAAAGGAGGCATCGCGTGAACTCACACGACTTAATCAAGGAACTGACAGCAATTGGATGTACTGAATTGAGATGTAAAGGGTCACACCATATATGGTATTCACCCAAAACAGGAAAGACGTTTCCTGTTCCACATCCCAAGAAAGATTTACCAATAGGTACTGTTAGATCCATAAAGAAATCGGCAGGGCTTTTATAGCTCTGCCGAGTCCTATCTAGGAGGTTATATGTTATTTACCATTGGCGTTGAAACGCCAAAAAATGAAAATGAAGCGTTTGGCTTATGTGTGCCTGCGCTTTTAAT